ATTGGGCGTTGTCAGCGTCCAGACACATGAAAGTATTCGCGGCCAGGGTTTGCGCGGCAGGGAAAGTTGCCACGTTGGTCCACGTCACATTGTCAGCCGACGATTCCAGCACCAGGGTGACTGTCGCCGCAGACGTGAACGAGATGGCCACGTTGTAGACGGCATCATCCAGGCCGCTGCCCAAGTCCAGCCCCTGATAACCGGCGCCGCTGATCGTGGAGCCGGTTAAGTCGGTTTTGGTGCGGTACAAGCAATTCAGCATGTCCACCGTTCCTGTAGGCAAAGTGAACTGAATCTGGTTCGGCGCCACCGCCAGCACAGTCTTTTGCACGCACCATAGCGACAGGCCGCGATTCGCCAGATCACTCAGCAGGAAAAACAGGTTCTCCTTTGCCGATAGCTGCAACTCGCTGGAGATGGTGCTCGCCAGCTTGCCGCAACGCCGGAATGCGTGCTCAATAATCGAGGTCGCATCGACGCTGAATTGCCCAACTACGCCCGAAGTCGCCATGTCAGGCGCCCTTTAAACTTGCGTGACGCCCACCGCACCAATGCGGGTCGCGTTCGGGCCAATCGCCAGCGCAGGCAGTTGATACGTCACGACAAGCCGCTTGGTGCCGTCGGTTGCGCCAGTGATGACATAGCCGCGCACATCGGTGGTCGTAGTCGTGGCCGGGCTGGTAACATCAGCGACCTTCACCAGCGTGCTCGAAATCACGATGGCAGCTTGGTTGTACCAGGCGGTTTGCATGTATCCCAAATCGGTCAAACGGTAAGGTAGACCGATGCCGGTTCCCAAACCCACTACGCAAGCGGATGCAATCGCGCCGGATGAGGAAATCGACTTGATCGACTTGAACGTCTTGGTACTTTGCACCGTGGTGGCGTTCGGTCCGGTCACTGCTTGACTCACAGGCTGGCCGTAGCGGTCATAGCCGCTGATGGTCAGGGTCGAGCCAGAATGGTCTGCTGCCGAGTAAATCGCCACTGTGCGCTCGCAATCTAGCACCACCAGGGCGGCGCCAGTTGCATCTGTGCCCGCCGTAGTTCCAGTGCCAGCAGTGAGCACCAGATTGCCAGCAGGAAGATTTGCCGAGGTGCTGATCTGGTTCTGTCCGGTGGTCGTGCCGGAGGCTACCGGGACCACATCAAAGCAGTAGGAGCGACCGACCGGGCCGACGCCGGTTGTCATGTTGGAAGGACCGGCAGAGCCGTTAGAGCCGCCGATGAAGGCTGAGCCAAGATAGAGGTCGTCGCTGACGTGCATTGCGTTGCTCCTTGAAAAGTTTACGCAGGTTGTTGAACGCTCACATTATAGGTTTTTGCTATCGTGTTTTGCTAGTGATTGAAGAAAACTATTTCACAGGCGTAAAAAAGCCGCAGGTTTGACGCTGCGGCTTCGGGTCAGGCTTGTTTTTTGGCGAGTCGCGCAATACGCATCTTTTCCCTGAACGCCGGGTCAGCCCATAGCGCCTTGGTGGCCGCCGCCTTGCGCGCTTTCTCTTCCGGGTTGTTCAGCACTTCTTTCATGCGGGCCGAGAACTTTTCGCGCACTTCGGGGGCTGACCATATTTCAGTGTTCTTGACAGAGACCCGGGCGCGTGCTTCTGGCGTTGTTTTGGCTGCTTTGATGGCGGCGCTGGTTTTAGCTTTGAACTCGGGGTCAGACCAGATGGCGGTGCTGGCTTGGGATTTGGTGGCTTTGGCCGCTGGTGGCGGGCGTTTGATTTTCGGCGGCTTTTCCACGGGCGGGTTGGCTAGTAACTTCGCCGCCCGGTTGCGGGCGTGCCGCTCTGTCGCCATTTGGCTGCGGAACGCGGATACTTTGGCTTTTGTTTCCGGGCTGGCGTTGGCCGCAGCAGACTTCATGGCATCACTGAGTTTTTTCCGGGTTTCATCGGTAATAGGCTTTGCGCGAATAGCCAGCATTTTTGCCTTGTACTCAGGGTCCGCCCACATCTTCTTGGATGCCGCCTTTTGGTTTGCTTTTGCTTCTGGCGTTGCCAATGCAGCCTTAACCCTTGTGGATAGCTCCTCCCTAAATTCCGTCGTGCTCATGGTGGCTTTAAGCGTGATCTTGCGCCGGGCAATCAGTGCAGGGTCTTGCAGGACTGTTTTTCCTAGTTCAGATGATCTGGCTAAAAACTCAGGATTGGCGCGCAGCGATGCGCTTACCTTTTGTGCAAATTCTGGACCGCGCGCTTTCACGCTTGCACCTTGAGCCGCCTTCATTTCTGGCGTCCATGCCTCGCTCGTCTTTATGGCGCGCGCTGCCACGGCTTCAGGGTTGTTGTCGAAGTATTTTCGCTGCGATGCTTTCCTTCTGGCTGCGTAATCTTCGTTTTGCCAGAATTGCTGCGATGCCCGGCCTATTTTTAACAGCGTCTCTGCGCCATGAATCATCCCGACAGCGCCCTCGCCGCCATAGGTCAGGTTGCATAGTGTCCCGCCATCACGACGTAAGCCGTGAATGCCGATATTCATGATCTCGGATGCAAATGCATCAACCTCTGATTCATGCCAAGAAACGACAACGCGGACAGGGGATAAGCCAAGTCCGCGTATTTTTTGAAGCACCCGACCAAAAAGCTGATTCTTCAGACCATCAGCGCTCCAGTGAGCCTCCATTCTTTTCAACCTGCCGCCGCCCGTATGCGTCCCCTTGCCGACATAGATCACAGCCCGGTTTTTATGCGGACGTGGATCGATGTATTGATAGACGTAGAACTTATGGAGCGGGGTAGGTTGTTTCATGCATAGAATTATACCTTAGTATAAGGCTACGCACCTGCCGTTGAAAAGAAACAACGCGGGTCCGACCAACCCTCGGAATAACGCTCACTTGCGCGATAACGAACCGACTCCGTTTCGAAATCTCCTTCCATTGCCTTCGTCAACTTGCGGCGCACGATCAGCTTCAAGCCTTCTGGCGCATCAGTGGTGATGCCCCACTGTGTTGCCGAAGTCATGCGCGAGATGATGGCGGGGTCGCCGCTCAACATGCCCATGCTTTTCACTGGGTTGATGTCGTTGTTGCTGGTGCCAGCGCGCAGCACTGATTTCAGCAGCACTTCCGCCTGGAATGTGTTGTCAGGGCTGATCACCAGCTTCTGCGGCGTCAAACGGATTTTCTTGCCGTTGTTGTCCACTGCCTTGCGCACTTGGATCAGCATCTGCTCCAGCGAAGTCTGCGACAGGGCCGCAGGCGTTGCCAGAATGTTGCTGAAGGTGCCGCCGACGATGGGGTGCGACGCACTGCCCAAGCAAACGCCATCACCACCCAGATACGAGCTGTTGTAAGCCCGGTTCAGCACGTTCGCAGTGCGTGTTTCTTTGGTCTCGATCAGCGATTGCGCCAAGTGCTTGGAGAAGGTGGAGCCGATGCTGATGTGGTCGCCGTCTTCCACCAGCACTTTGGTCAGCGCGAAGGCCAGACCGAACACCTTGTAGGTGTATCGCTTGGTGAACAGGATGCCGCCTTGTTGGTACGTGACCGGCATGCCATCGGGCAACTCGGGCGCGGCGCCAAAGCCGTAACCCACGGGCTCTTCGAAATAAGCGCGTTCGATCGATGCATTGACTTCACGGAAGACTTGCTTCCACTCGTCTTTGCGTTGATCGTACACGCCATCGAAGTATTGGTTCAGAATGGGCTCGACGATGGCCCGGAAGTCGGTACTGCGCATTGGTGCTGCCATGGTTGATGCTCCTTAGATGGCGGTGGTTGGCACGCGGAACTGGGTATTCGCCAGAGTCACACGCAACACGGGATAGGTATCGGTAATCAGGTTGTCAGGAGCGAGTCCTGCACCGATGATGCGGAATTGCTTCTGTGAACCAGCGCCAGCCAAGGTTCCCGTCGCCAAAGAGACGATTGACAGGCCGGTGGAAGTGGAGCCAGCAGCGTAGGTGCTGATGTCGGCTTCGTCGCCAATGGCGGCCACGGTCAGGGCGGATACGCCTTGAATCTCGTAGACGATTTCAGGATCGGTGTAAACCCAAGCCGTGATGACCGAACCCGATTGAGTGGTTTGGGCGGCGGGCCAGAAGTTGGAATAGGTCGGCTTGCCGGTGGCATCGATGTATTCGCAGCCAGCAAACACGCCAAGCAGGGCGGATGCAGCAGCGCCGACAGTGATGGTGCCATTGGCATTCAGGATGACGGGGTCGCCCTTGAAGATGCTGGAGCCGTAAGCTGCCGTGATGGTGTAGGCAGATGCCCGGTCAAGGCCGGACGGGTGGTAAACAGGCGTTAGCCCGTTGGGGGATGCGGTTGCGCTCATGTGCGTTCCTTATGCAAAATGGGACAGACAAATGACCTTGCGGCCTCTTGCGGGTCAACAAATCAAGCACTGGGAGCAACAAAGCTCAACCGGCAATTTTCAGACTCGATACAAGTTCGATGGTAATTAGCACTTAACAGCGCTAATTACATCACTCATATACGCGTAATGTACACGATTTCAGGAAAAGGTCTGGATTTTATTTCGGATACGTGCCATGTCGCGCTCCATATCGGTCACGCCATCGTCCGAATCACCCAAGCGCTCGCCCTGCTGATTGAACTTGCCAACGATGCCTTCTTCTTCCTGCAATGGCTTTTTGTGGTGGAAGAAGTTCATCATCACCTGATATTTAGCCTCTTGAATCTTGAACAAGATCATTTCGTTGCAGGTAACGAATCCGTCATAACCCGCCAGGGCCTGTCCGCGACTGGCATCAAAGCCGGGCAGCTCGGATTGACGCACCGGTTCATAGCCCATACGCTGGCGCCGCTGCACGCTGTCATATTGCGAAGCGGTGGTGCCCCACAACAGGTGGTAGCCTGGAATGGGTGGCGCATTCGGCAGGGCTGCATCGGTGAATTCGTCTTCGAGAAAACGTTCGTAGTCATCTTCGCTGAACAGGCCGGAGCCGTCGCGCTCATCGGCTTCGTTTGCCCCACGGTCGCCGCGTACATCCTGTGCGCCGCCGATTTTGGTGCGCTCGTCGTCGCCCTTGTTGAGTGTCAGTGTCTTGCTCATGCTGTATCCCCTTCAGTTTCAAGTGTTAATGTGTCAATACCGTTTCCGGTGCCCGTATCGAAGACGGATGAAACCATTACGGCTTCACTAGCTGTTTTCCCAAGATGCATCGCTGCTAATGCAAAATCGCGCCCAGACCCCATTGCATGAAATGGCGATTCGATCTTGTATGGGGCAGGACCACGATCAAACTTGAGAATGGTTTTGTCTGGCTGGATCACCATCAGAGAAACATAATCAGTGTTGTCTCTTTGGAATGGAGGTAGTTTTTCTGCAATTGCGCCAGACTCAAACCATGCCACCATCTCGTGAATCCGGTCGAAGTCACCGGCGGCAGCCAACAAGCATCCGCGCACACGAAACAGCTTTGTGACAACAAATATCATGCTGCCATTGCATGCTCGTTTGTCAGCGGCCAGCGTATGGCCGTCCCATGCAATGGTCGTCACGAAATTACCACCCAGTCATCGGCTAGCATGTCAGTTTGGCTGGCAAGCCAACCAGGCAACATAGCGCGGCGACCTTCAGCATTGGTCGTATACATGTCGATGTGCGGCAGGATTTCTCCGTGGGTCAAACCGGCTTTCTGGTACGGAGAACCTTCTGTGAAGTTCACCGATTTGGTGCCGGGCACCAACAGAAGCCACATGCCCTTACCGTTCCACCCAGCGCGCGCCACTTTTGATCCGTTCTTCATGGCCTCAATAGCGAGTCCAAACGTCATATTGGCTGCGATTCCAGATTTGATTTGTTGGTCGTTCATGGTTTAACCCCTTGTGTTTTGTTTGTCGTAATCGCGGTAAGACTTGATCATCTTGTTGCGCGCCGCCGTGTCGTCCCACATGCCCGCCGACTTGATGGCATCGCTGCGCTCTTTGCTCAACATGAAGACGCCGCCCTTGTCGGGTGAGCCGCTGGAGCGCGTGCTACCCGCTACCGGGTTTCCTGGGCGTGCGGTGGGTCGCTGCGTTGCCAAGCGGTGCGGCAGGTACTTCTCGGCGCGCTTCTCCAGCTCGACCCAGTAACTGTCCTGCGTCGCATCCCAGCCTTCAGCCGTCAGCGAGTTGTCCAGCGCGGTCAGCACCTTGGAATCAGGGTCTGCGCTGTTGGGGCCGCCGTACCATGTGTTTTTACCGAGGAACTGCTGCGACTTGCTGACAAGCGCTTGATTTAACGGCTTCGGTGCGTTGATGGCGCGTGTCGCGTTGTTCTTGAAGTCGCTCAGTTCCTTGGCACGCTGGCGGCTGGCAATCATGTGCTCGGTCGCTTCGGCCATGGTCTTTCCATCGTTGCGCGTAGCAGCTTGGGCGATCACGCTCTTGAAGTGTTCGGCGGCGTTATTCGCCTGCTGAATCGCGCTGTCCACCTGCGCCAGCTGCGAGCCGACATTGGTATCCTGGATGCTGCTGACTTGCTGCTGCAGCGCTTGGTTCTGCGCCATCAGGGCCTGCAGATTGCGCTCCATCGATTCGACGCGCTCGCGGTTGCGCTGGCTGCGGTTCTTGCGCTCGGTCTTGCGCCGTGCTCGAATCTCGTCGCGTTCGTCGTCGGTCTCGGCTTCGTCAAGTTCGGAGTCAACCTTGGCGGTTTTCTCGTCGTCTTCTTCGGCTTCATGCGTTACAGCATGGTCGAGTTCGTCTTTTTCCTCGATCTCGTCAATCGGATCGTGTTCGTCATGTTCTTGGGTCATGGGGTCTTTCTGAGCCCTTTCGGGCTACGGCGCATCGCTGCGTTAAGGGTTGGTCAAAGCCCACGAGAGGGCTGCGGCGTCTCGCGACGGTCGCGCATAGGTTAGTGGTTATAGCGCGTGGTCATCTTCTTCAATTGTTTCTCCTGGCATTACTGGCAGTCCAAGTTTAGATCGCCACTTGAAATGCATGCTTTCTGGCATCAATGCCACTGTGTCAGCGTACAGTCCATCGATGGTGTTTTGAGCAACACGGTTGCCTTCTTGAAAGTTGCCAATAATAGAAAGTTGCGCCTCGTTGATATCCTTGACCCGTAGATAATCTCTATGGGCGTCAAGAAAACTCCACATCAAGCCACGCACACGGCTACCGCCCATCAACGGAACATAAGAATCAAAGTTTTTGAACTGTGTAGAGATGGCTTTGATGTCATCCCGCATCAACCAATCCACCAGACGTTCACGCAGCTTCATACCATGTGCGCCCGGACTTTGCGAATGTCTCCGGTGTAGGCGCCAATCAAATCTGAGTCCGAGAAGATAACCAGAGAAATCGGCTCGAGACCATCGCGCAAGTCCACCGTCCAGCGGTCGCCGCCATAACGAGAAACCTTCACGAAGTCGCCTATCTTGGCCCACACGCCTTCGGGCCATGGCTCGCCGGTGCCGCGATTCTTGAACGCCAGCGGGCCGACAGCAATCAGCTTGCCGATGGTGTTGTTGTAGGACTCGGTATCTTTTGTTTCCTGCGCCAGGATGATGCCGCTGGAAGTCTTGGAGACCACCCGGCGCACTTGGACCACGACGCGGTGGCCGAAGGGTGCGAATTCTGGATCGATCTCGGGGAACATTTCGGCAATGTCACGGTCACTGACATCAAATCCACGGCCGTAAGGATTCACAACAGGGGATAGTTCGCTCATTTCGCAGCCTTTGTTTTGACTGGGGTTGCGACTTGCGCGACATCCAGCACAGGGATGGCAGCCACAGACTTCTGATACGGCATCCATTCGGCATAGTCGCCAGGGACGAGTCCATCATCTTGCAGCAGCACTACGTCACGCACAAAGTGATGCTTGCCAATGTGGTCAATGACTTCAAGATTGATATGCGTGTCGTCATGCACATAGATGACGGTCGCGGCGAGCGCTTGCTCGTTGTCGATCACATGAAAGTCATGCGTCAACGGCAAGCCGGGGCGAAACCAGACCTGACGGCCAATAGTTGGGATAATCAAAATGTTCTCCTACAGAACCGCCCTGATAAAACCGCAGGGCACCGGATTTGACGCACTATGCGTCTATTTCTCGTCTTTCTCCAGACCGCTAATGACTTCTTTCACGATGCCTATCAGCGAGTCCAATTCGCAATATTGCCCGAGTCGTTTTTGAAATGCAGCCCAATCACTGGGCGGGGAATCAAATACGGCGAGCGCCATTTCGGCGCGTCTCTCGATCAGCTTGCGATAAATTTCTTCCAGCACTTCAGCATTTGCCCTTGGTGATTCCGCCTTTTTTGTAGCCTGGAATGCCGTTGCTGCGTTTGGCCGTCTCCAGTGGAGAATCCTTCTTGCCAGACTTCAGAAACGGAACGGCGCCGCCAGCCTTGAATGCGGGCTTGAGCCCCATGGCCATCTGCTTGTGTTGTGGAATTGCTTGCGTTGCCATGTCGTCTCCTAGAGGACAATTGCCAAAAGTAATAAATCTGAGTCTTCACGCTGAACCTGCTGTTGATAGTTTTTAGCTATCAACATAAAGTCGGTGATGGTATTTTGTGATTGTAATGCGTTTTGCAGCAAGGCCTGAATCATTTGTTGCGCGGCTACCGCATCGCCAGCCTGTGCCGTTAACTTGGCCACATCGCGCTCAGCCTGCTGCACCATCCGCTCAATGCGCTGCTCAATTTCCTGTTCGTGCTGCTGCGCCACCTGTTCGGCCCGGCGCTTGGTGATGGCGCGGTGCTTCAGCTTGGGTTCAGCAACTTGAACAACAGGCTTTTTGAAGGCCTCGGTGTAGTAGCCGATCAGCCATTGCCGACTGACACCGGACTTCGCGCTGCTTCCGGACACATAGGCCAGCGTGGCATTTCCGCCGCTCAGTGCATAGGCACCCGGCGCACAATCCATCGCATAGTTTGTCGCGGCAGGCGCATACGTCAGGACGGCATCTTGACCGCTTAGGGTGTAGCTGCCGGTCTCGCAGTCCAGCGCGTAATCGACTGCGCTACTGCCGCCAGTGAGCGCGAGCAGCAACGACATCTAACTATTCCCATCCATAGACCGGCGTCACGCGATGTACGACCGCGCCCGTGGTGCCAGCCGTGCCGATGTGGCGCGTGCAGAGCTGAAGGAATTCGCCGGGGTTGATGAACACCGGGGCATCACCAAAATCGACAAAATTGACGTTCTGCACAACTTGGGTTTGCACCGCTTGAGCCAGTGTGACCTGCTGCACAAAAGGCAGCGCGATACGTCGTGGCGCTTTGGTGGCTGCTGCTTCGGCGGTGGCCAATGACACGGCTGTGTGACCAAACGCCAGAAACCATTCTGCGGTGTAGGGGCCGCCGACCACAACAGTCTGCACGTAGCTGGACAAATACAGGCCGCGCAACACCAGACGCCGCCCTAGGGCAATGGCTGTGCCAACGGGGACTTGGTAGCTCATGACGATGCCGTCAGTGTTGGCAGCCAGCGAGACGGTTTCCCAGAACGTGCCGCCCAAGCCAGAACCCAGCGCCGCAGTGGTCGTGGTTGGGACCGCTGCGGTAACGTTGGCTTCATTACCGGTAGTGATGGTGCCCACGCGGGCGGCTGTGCCCATGGTGCCGCCACTCAGTCCCTGATAAGCGCCATACATGCGGTTGCCCTGCGTTGACAACGTGGTCATCAGCATGGGGCCTCCGATGCGCACGTTGTAACGCGCCAGCTGGAAATTCTGCACACCCGAGGCCGCACCGCCGACGATGGCATGGCGCACCGACACCGGCAACGCCGATGCCGCACAGGGCTGACCATTGCCGGATGGCGTATCCAGCGATCCGTACAAATTCACATTCCCTGCGTCGTTAATCCAAAACGTAACCCGGCGAGGCGTAATGTACAGAATGAACTGGTACTTTCTGTTGTTAGTGTAGGCCCAGGGAGATCCACCTGCAGTGGACAAAAACACACTGGTGGTAGTTTCCGTGCCGTTGTAGTTGACAACGCCCTGCAACCCGGCCGACGTCATGCGAAAGTAAGCGCCATCGGTCGGGGCGTAGGGATTGGCCGCGCCGCGCAGGAATCCGCCAAAATCAATCACGGTATTTGTCACGGGCTGCGCCGAAAACGAGCCCCCGATGTCAATACTCAGTGTGCTGGTGCCGATGATCGGGAAGAATGCGTACGTGCCAAACGAGGTGCCCGTGGTCGTGGTCGTGATGTTCGCCCCGTTGGTGCTCATCGCCCCAGTGGCCCAAACATTGGTCATCGTGGTGTTGGCATAGCTATGCTTGCCGGTGTTCTGCGCCGTGTAGCAGAAGTTTTCCTCGTCGTACATGGTGTCGCTTGCGGATCGTGCGCGGTAGTCGTCATCCACCTCGTTCGACAGCATGTAAACGTCGCCCGTGACTGCGCCCGGGTCATTTTCAGAGAACGTTCGCACGCCGCCCATGTACACCGGGTCTTGTGGCAGTGCCACAGTGAGATTGCGTGCGGCATCCACTTGGGCGATGATGCCCGAGTAGCCAGTGAGATTGGTGTCCATTACCATGTTTTTTCCTTAAGATGCCCACACCCAACGCAGGGCGAATTTGCCTTGTAAATGATGGGTGCTGCGAGCGTGAATCGTAAAACCGGTGGCGGTCGTCGGTGTGCCGCAAGTCAGCGCGACGAACAGCGGGAAATATTGATGATCGGCGGCGGTATGGTCGACAGTCGTGTCGTCACCCATCACCCATGCCTCGCATTTGCTGGTGTCGGTGATCTCGGTTTGCCCTGTGACGGCCACATTAGCCTCTTGCGTGCCAGGGAACGCGCCAAAGTCGATTTCGGCTGTGCCGGTTGCGGTTGCCATCAGGTGATCGTCAGTGTGCCACCCGACTGTTTGCAGGCAGTGAATGTCTTGTTAAAATAAGTCTTATTTAAATATAAGGTGTCCATATGGTAGCAATTGATTTGACTGGTAAAAAATTCGGACGGTTAACTATACTGTCTCGCTCTGAAAATTCAAAGCAAGGTCAGGCAATGTGGTTGTGCTTATGTGACTGTGGAAACAAGCACACTGTAAAAAGCATAATTCTTCGTAGAGGGATTTCAAAATCTTGCGGATGTTTGGAAATTGAGTCGAGACACACGAATCACAGAACCCATGGCCACACTTCAAAAGGAACTTCTCCGACATTCCACTCATGGTCTGGGATGATGAATCGATGTACCAATGAAACCCACATAAGTTTTCATAGATACGGCGGCAGAGGGATAACAGTGACACCACGTTGGCACAATTTTCAGAACTTTTTGGACGATATGGGAGTTAAACCAAAAGGACTCAGTCTTGATCGAATAAACAACTCCCTCCCATATTCTCATGAAAACTGTAGATGGGCCACCGCAACGCAACAAGCCAGAAACAAAACGACCAATCATTTGCTTACTCATAACGAAGAAACAAAATGCCTCCAAGAATGGGCGAACATGCTTGGCATCAGTAGCAGCAGTTTGAGTTGCAGGTTGAATTCCGGATGGTCTTTGCATGATGCTTTAACTATAAAAAAACAATCAAGTAATCGTAAGCACACCATTTCCGGGATCTAAAACAGGCGTGAACGTGTCAGCACTGGCCATAACCACCGTGCTGCCGTAATCCCAGTAGCCGATGCACTGCGTGTTGGTCAGTTTGTACAAGATGATATATCTGAACGTGAAGCCACCGCCCGATGCGGTCCAGGTCGGCGCAGCAGGCGCAGAAAGAATCAGCTTGTACACGCCGCCAGTTTGAAGACTCGATGTCACCGTGCAGGCAACTCCGCCTGCGGTATAGCCGCCCGATGTGCCGAGTTCTGTCGCACTGGCGGCTGTGGTGTCGGTGGCAACATTGGGTGCCGTGTTGGACAGGATCAGCGTCCAGCTGTCGGTGCCAGCGTTGCCGCCTTCGGCCAGGACTTCAACGCCCTTCTGGTATTTGACGAAAGTAGCGATAAGGTTCCCCGGTTATTGCTTGGTGACCGACTCGACGCCGATGTTGTTGCCCAACTCATCCTTGATGTAGCGGGCGATTCTCGGGGCTTGGTGCGCAGCGTGCAGGTTGGACAGGCCATCGTCGAGCTTGTTGACCAGCATCTGCGTGTGGGCTTGGATCTCCTGCGCCAGTGGCTGCATGAGGGCACCGATGTCGATGTTCACCGGCTGGAAGCTCGCGGCCTGCGATTTCAATGTCTCAGTCAGGACGATCATTTGCGCCTCGTTATCAGCTTGGCGCTGCTGCTGCGCGGCTTGCGCGTCAATCTCGCGTTGCTGGCGCTGCTCATCGGTATCGGCCCTGAACTGCGCCAAGCCGGCTTGCACGTCAAGCGCATGCTTCTCGATGGTCGTTGCCATGACAGTGGCGCGGTCGTTCTGATCAAGCTCGTCCTGATGCTCGGCCTGCTGTTGGGCGATCTCCTGCGCTTGAAACTGCAGTTTGAAGGCATGTTCCTTGTCCAGCGAGGATGATTTTTCGGCGAGTCGCATCTGCTCAATCGCTTTGTTGCCTTCGATTTGCGCCATCACAGCCGGGTCCATCGGTGGCTTCGGTGCGAACTGCTGCGCGAGCTTCTGTGCCTGCTGCATGGCGGGCATGATCATCGGACCCAGCAAATTAGCCATCATCTGGTCGGCGAACGCGGCCCCCTTGGACTCGGCCTGGGCGCGTGTGATCGGCTGGCCCATGGCTGGACCCATCATTTCCATCGCATCCGCTGCCCCTGCCGTATGCTTGCGGTAGAAGTTCATCAGGTGGTCTTTGATGTGCCCCATCATCGGGCCAAAGGCCAGCACACCGATCAATGGATTCGCGCCGAACATCGGGCTGACCAAGAAATTAAGGTGCGTTTCCAAGTGCGCCACATCGTCCTGCTCGCGGTAGACCTTGATCGGTCCAGGCTCTTCGCTGCACACCAGATAATTTTCATCCAGCGCACCGAGCCGCTTCGGGTCTTTCGGCAGGTCTGCCAGGTCTTCGGGTGAACTGATCTGCAACAGGCGCAAGGCACGTTGCAGCAATCGGTCCCCCTTGAAGAAGGGTTTGAATGTCGGGTTGTCGGACAACTGCATGACGGCCTGCAACTGGGCATAGCGTTGGGCTTCGCTGAAGATGTTGGGGTCGCTGACCGGGATGATGTCCATCGGACCTTGGAAGTCCTGCCGCGACACCACCAGCTCACCAAGCTCTTCAATGGTCTCTTCGTCCGTCATGTTTTCCGCATCCAAGCGGTGCAGGATCTCCAGCTCGCGCTTTAGGGATGCATGACAGCGCGCATGAATCGCGGAGAAATTGACGGAACCATGTTCGATCAGGGCCAGCGCTGTGCCCACCGGCATATTTGCGCCCGCATCGGCAATCTTTTCCGACGCGGTGCTGATGACGCCTTCGGCCTGATTCGTCAGCCATTCCAGCAAGCTGAACAGAACCGGCGATGGCCCAGCGAAGGGGAAGGGCATCACTAACTTGCGGATGTCATCCACCCCGGCCGGTGCATCGATTTCGGCCAGCTCGGTTGCATTGACCTGAATCGACTGCCCCGCTGTGCGCCCGCCCTTGAGCTTGAGGCCGCCGGGGAAGTTACTGATGTGCGCGCTGTCCATCAAAGCCCGCAAAGCCCCGGTGCCGCCCGCCGACAATGAACCAATCAGGTGATACAGCCCAACCCCCATCGCGCCACGCCACGGGATGAACTTGTATTCGACCATCCAATGCTTTTTTGCGTAGCTGTCGTCGTCTTCCGCCCAATTTCGGTACAGACCCAGCACGCGCTGCGTGTTGTTTTCGATATGCAGGATGTAGGGGGCAGAACGGCCTTCGCCCTCCTGCCCGTCAATCTCCAGATCCACATAAATCTGGTAAATCTCGCGCTGGCCTTCCTCGTTGTAAGCGGCGTCTTCTTCCTTGCCTTCAACCTTGTCGGTGGCCTTTTTAGCGTCCGACTGATCCGACCATCCCACCGTCGGCGCAGACAGGCTAAGGTCCCGGTACAGACCGGAATCAATGCGCGCATCGTATTCATCGCAACTCACCCACTGCCGGTGCGTGACGCGGTACGAGGTGTAAAAGTCGGATTGCGAGTATGGAAGGAACACGTCGTCAACGTAGACGGTCTCGGTGCGCGGGCGCTCCAGCACGCTATCCCACCACCAGCGCTTATATTGACTGCCGCCCAGTGGCAACTGGCTTAACAGGTTCTCGAACTCGGCGCGCTGCTCGGCCACGCGGGTCGTGAGCTGCCAGTTCATGTACTGCTTCTTGCGCTCGGCCTTGTCGATCTTGACATCATTCGATTCGCCAATGATCTGCGTCTTGCACGGGCCAGCGGCTGGAAACAGTTCCTTGATGGCCCGCGAAGCGAAGTCCACGCAACCCTTGGCCAGCATCGGATGCACCGCCTTGGACGCGCCATCGAAAGCAGCGCCACCCGGTGAATCGTTTCCTAGTCCAGTTCGGCGGATGCCTTCTGCATACTGCTTGTCGCGTGCGGCGCGCGAGCTTCTGTCTGACTCCACCAACTCGGCAATGTCAAGCCCCATTCTTTGCAGGTCGTCTTCATCCAGGATTGTTGCCAGATTGGCGCCAAACTCTGCACTTTCATATTCTTCATCGTCGTTTTCATCGCCAAAATCTACGAGCGCGCTGCCGTCTTCATTCTCCGTGATGGCATAACCTGAACCCTCTAATTCATCGTCGATGATAGATTTTTTCAATGATTCAGGCGCAACTAGGCCGGTTTCGAGCGGATTTTCCATAAGTGGCGGGGTTCCTTTTATGTAGATTATAGGTAAAACCTATCGCGCACGTCTACATTAAGCCTGGTATGCGTGCTGGCTGCCAGAAGTGTTCGCACGCGCTGTCTGCGTCAGGGCCCCGGCAGTCGGCTTGCTGCCCATGAAGCCCGACATGGCGCTGTTGACGTCGCCAGCCTGCGCATTGACCGCGCCCGCGATATTGCTGCCCACCGCCTTGCTAAGGCCCGTCATGTTGCCCACCGCCCCGACCACGGCCGACGGCACGCCAAACGCACTGGCCAACGCCGATGTGCCGAGGCCTACCGCCGTATCGCCCACGCCTTTGCCAATGTTGCCATTCACCAGTCCCGACACCAATGACGAAGGGATGCCAAGTGCCTGCGCCAATGCATTCACTGCAGCTTGAGTCCCGACGCCTTTTGCCACGTCGCCAAAGCTGCCTGCTGTGTTTGCCATCTTCGCCAGGCCCATCGCCAAGCCGTATCCAGGCACCGCAGCTGACGCAATCATTGGCGCATAACCCAGCATGGTCGCCAAGTTTTGCGCCGCCACCATTTCAGCCGCTGATTGCGTCAGGTTTTCCGGGTTCATGCCCTGAAGGTCGCCAAAGCCTGCATCGTTCAGTTCTGCTGCCGTCAGTCCCGTGGATTCTGGTTGCTCATAGCCGGTTCCATTCTGATAGCCCGATTCGTAACCTGCGTCATTGCCAGGCGTCGCGCCGACGTTCTCGCTGCTGCCCGTGGTGTAACCGCCGTAACTTCCAGCGCCATCGGAGCCGTCAGAACCGCCCGTAGTGCTGCTGTCACCGCCATCGCTGCCGCCATAGCCTGCGCTGTAACCTCCGCCGCCATAACCACCGTAGCCGCCTCCACCGTCGCTGTCACCGCCCTCATTGCAAGGGTTATGCCCGAGCGCCTGCTGTTTGAGTTGGTTGATGTTCATGGTGTGGCTTTCGTAAATGTTGCGTCAAGCATACGGATTGGCTTTGCTCTTGCGTTTCTGCTCATAGTCAAAATCATCCGGCTCGTCGTCTGGCACGATTTTACTGTCCAGTTGCCCTGTATCGCGCAGGTAAATCGCGGCTTGCGTCAGACAATCGACCGCCTCGTCGTGCTCGGCATTTGGGAATTGCTCCAGCTCCAACAGAAACGGGCGCACCCATGTTCGTGGCTTGCCGCGTTCCTTGTTGCTTTCCAGAACCCACCAGTTATCAGACTCGATCAACGGGGCTGTCATGTGGGCGCGGGTGATTTTGTCGGCTTTCCCGGGGTTATAGGCGAACACCGGGACATTGGCCATGCGCAGGTCCTGCAAAAGCGATTGCCCAGATCCTTTTTGTTCAACAATAATCACGTCAGCTTTTCGGCTGGGCTTCATGATGTCATCCTTGACGCCGCCGTATCGTGCACCCCAGTCTTCCATGACGCGCTCTTTCAGTGGTGTGTACTCCAAGTGGTCGCTCCACCAGTCCAGCAGAATCACGTTACGCCGCTGCTCATGCTCGAACACCCCCCACACCGCGCATCCTGTCGGGTCGTTCATGGTCTCTTTGGTGAACGCTGTATCGTAAGACTGGCAGATGAAAAACAGGTCCGGTATGGCCCGGGTTGACGGCCACAGCCTGAACTTCTCCGGCTTCAAGATACCACCACCAGCCGGTGCGGGCCGTTGCTGGAACTGCCCGGCCACTGCGTAGTCGCCCATGATCTTCTTATCGCGATCCACCACGGCCCGCGGGAATCGCTCGGGGAACAATAGCTCGCCCACCTTGGTGCGCGGGTCTTTGAAACCGATGGATGTGAGCTTGCGCGGTCCTTCGTACTCCATGGGCAGGCACAGATGGTCATAGCCCAAGTCGCCGCCGATGATCTCGCCGCTGATGTCCTTTTGATTCAGGCGCTGCATCACGATGATGATGGCGCTTTTGTCTGGATTGTTCAGCCGTGTCGGGAGCGTCTCCCTGAATATTCGATTGGCACCCTCCAGCGCCTTGATGCTGTGTGCGTCCTCGACGGAATGGGGATCATCCCACAAAACACGGTCGCCCCGGCGCCCCGTCATAGAGCTTACCGGGCAAGACTGACGCCAGCCAGTCAGCGAATTTTCAAAATAGGTTTTCTCATTTTGGTCATTCGTCAACTCCGTTGGCCAAAGCCGCTGATACCACTCGCTGGTGATCAACCGGCGCATCTTCATGTTGTCGCGCGTCGCCAACCCACCCTCGTGACTCGCTCCGATGAAGCGCATGCTGGAGTTTCCTTTTGGCCCCCACTCCCAAGCTGGCCAGAATACAGCCGTGCACATGGATTTCATGGTGCCTGGCGGGATGTTGATCAACAACCGGGTGAGATGCCCCTTTGTCACCGCTTCCAAATGGTCACACATGGCGTCCATATGCCAACCGTGAGAATACGGTTGCGACGGCTCCAAAACAGGCCATGCTCGCTGGATGAAGTTGGACAGGCTGCGGGCGCAGTATTCGCGCTCTACCTCCAGCCAGTCCTCTTCCGTCAACAGATCAAGCACGGGCCAGCATCAGCTCTTTAATGGCCGCATCGGACAGCTTGGCCGGATTAATGGTACGGGCCAAGGCAGGCGGCGCGTTGTTGATGATCTTGACGCTTTCCTTGTTGGCGTTGAGCAGGCCCAAACCAATCACAGAGGCGTCATTGCTCATCTTGGTCAGGATCGCCACACCCTTGAGCGACTCGATGGACTGCGCATCCAGCGGACTCGAATCGTCAATCATCTGCACTTGGTTGTGCGCTATCCCTGCCAGCCGATGCGCAGTGGCACTACCGAATCGTGCAGCCCCCGCTAAGTGCGCGGAAATGGCCTTTAATTCATCAATCAGGGTTTGCGCACTAACTTGAGCACTAAAAGGCAACGATTTGAAAGCAGCATCCGCTGCAACTACTTGATTTGCAACATCTTTTATGCGCACTACCTGAGCACAGCGCTTGCGGATAGAGCTTTCCGGCACGCCGTACTCTTTACCCAAAGATCGAGCCGACTCACCAGCCAGATATCGGGCTTCCAGCTCATCCCATTTCTTGGTGCTCAGTGGCGATGGTCGTGCCATGTATCAGCCTGTAATTGTGTTTGTACGCATTGGGCGATTTTATGCCGAGATGCAACACGTGCATAGATGTGAGAGTCATGGGGACTTACTACGCTTGCGCGAAAGCTGACTGTCTTGCCCTTGTCGCATCCACTGATGACACGGCTTGCGCCTCCGTGAGAGATTGCGGCCATTTATCCCCGTGGCCGCCCGGCTCAGCTTTCCGGAGAAAACGGGGTTTGATGCTGCATTGTAACTATGCATTTATTGCATGCATGCTGATTTAACCACTAAGCAAACGATCAGGCAAATAGTTCTTGCAGCATCACTTACGCGTGTATAATAAATCCCATGGACAGGCAATAAAGCAGGTTCGCAACAGGAGTAGAGATCATGAACATCACAATCCAAATCAAAACGGTGTACGGCGAGGATAAAGCCTACCCTCTGTGCGAAAAATCTCAAATATTCGCTCGTATGCTTGGCACCAAAACACTGACAGAATCCGCTCTGCGCGACATCAAAGCGCTGGGCTACGATGTCAAAGTGGCGCCACGTTTTTCGAATGCTGCGAATTGGGTATTTGCATGACAACCACTCAAGAAGACATCATGCGCCAGTGGTCACAGCACAACCCATTCCAGCGCGCCAGCACCGACCTCATCCGCAAAGTTCAGCGACTTTAACGCGAGCAGCGCCAGCCAAAACAGCCACAGGGCGAACCAGCGCCATTTTAACAACCGACACGCACAAATTATGAAACTCACCATCAAACCATGCACCATGCTCGTCATTAACGACATCATGCAGCCACCACACAATTTAGACCCAATCCGCGTCATCATCGAGAACTTGGAGCCCGGCAAGGGCCGCGTCATCATTTCCTGCTACGACGCGGCCTGGGTTGGCTACTGGGGCGGTATGGGTGGCGGGACTGTTGATGAATACTTCCTTTCCAGTGATGCAGGACACCTTGTGAAAAACCTTGGATGCGCATCAGTCCTTCGTAAGTCGAAATCCGATATCGATTACTTGGTCCGCATCATCGTTGCCATCCAAGAAGCATTACGTCAACAATCGGAGTCAACATGACGAACAAATCAGACATTGACGCAGCCATGGCTACCAGCACAAAAGCGCTACGTGAAGCAATACCAGTCAAGCTGACGCCTGCGCAACAAGTGCGAAAGTCAGAGGCTGCACTCATTACCCGGGGCGGTCGGCGCATGCCAAGCGGGCACCTCCAGCCTGACGCAGCCCAAGCGCTGGCCGAACTTTTGTCTGCAGGCTATGCAAAATCAACAGTGGCCGTGATCGTAGTCGCACTGCTTGATGCACGTAAAAAGATCAACCACACTGGTGCATGCACCCAGCACACCGATTGTCATCCTTGTTGCGCGGCGACGTTGGCGTCAACTGAAACTGCGTGTACTGGCAAGCAGGTTTGCCGAAAGTCTTGATTGGCATCATCCGTGGCGTGCGGGTGTAACCATCCATGTAGTGACCATCCTGCACTGGGTAGCTGGTCACAAAGTCGCGGCGGTTGTGGCAGGCGTAGAAGTTTGGGTCTAGGTTCATAACTTACCCCACTTCTCAGGGCTATAAGCGCCAGAACTTATCAGAATTGCCAAAACAAACCACCATCCTGACGCGCCCTTCTCAAATACTGCAAACCAGCACCCTGAAAAAATTAGTGATTCGAAAATTAGGATGTAAATCAAATATGTGATGCTTTTCATGCAGCCACCTCGCATGTCTTGATGCCATTCAGTGCCGCGAGCGCCTGCACATACTCAATGAGGCTTGCCCCACGGCGCTTACTCATCAATGCGGTTGACTCGCGCAGAGACACCAACTCACCCTCAAGTCCGGGAACGATTTCGCTGCTTTCCTTGGTGGCGACAGCGTGGCCACTGACCAGTAAAACCTTCCACTCGGCGGCGTTGCGCGGCTTGCCGAACCACTGATGGCCCGACTTGGCTATATCGCTCACCAGCGCATGAAACTTGGCGTTCTGGTCTGTCGTGCGGGTAGGCGCAGCCAATGTGACGCGGTGGCCGTCTGGAGCGTCCCATACAGCCTCTTGGCAGCGACGGCGGGCGATCTCATGCGACAGTACAAATATGCGCTTAGTCATTCTTTCACCTCGGCCAATCTCGCTTCGCCATACAAGCTTGCGTATGCCACCAAGTCTTCAATGCTGTCGATATGCGGCTCAGTGCGCTGGTTGTCGCGCACCATCTTGAGCAATGCCATCAAAAGCCATCCATCCGACTCAGTCATGGACTGCCCGGTAACGGCGTTGTAAGCCGCAACGGTTGCCGCCATGCTGCGTTCACCTTCTGGCTTGTCGTAAGTGGCTGCGCGGGCCTGCATGTGGGATGCGGCTTTGTTTAACAGTTGGGGAGCCGTTGTTTTCATTCTTGCATCGCTTTCAGTTGCTTGGTTGTCGTGTAAAGAGGAACTGGAATACCAGCGGGCCATAGTCCGCCTCGTACCAGTTCGCGCAAGGTTTGACGATGGCAGGCACTCCACATGCGCTCACGGTCCGCCCGGCTCATGAGTGAGCCTTGATCAAGTTCCGAATGACACACATGGCACAGACTGGCTACAAAAACGTCACTGGCTTTGATTGACCGGCCTTTGCCGTGTCTCGCCTGATTGCTGTGCGCCGCGACAACGGTGCCGTCATCTCGGCCACAGTTGGTGCATGGAATGGCTCTGCAGGCTTTAAGCAGCGCAGGGCTTCGGATGTAGTTGAACTTTTGCAGGCTCATGGTGTTGGCCCCGTAGTCACCGCAAACTTCACAAACCCGCCGATTTCATCACTCACGAATGGGTGGCACACAAAGCGCTTGTCATCGATGCCCAATGCGTCGGCAATGCCATCACGGCCATTTTTGAAGCTGGCAATCATGTTGTCGTCGTCGCGGTGTCGCCGGTCTGGTGGGTAAAAAGTCAGCCACAGGTGCAAACGCCCTTCTGTTTCCGGCTTTACCAGCTTGGCTTCATTGCACAGGGCAAAGCAGGCCATGCGGTAGGCTTTGGCCTGCTTGCTTTTGACAGACCAATGAACGCGGGCATTCGGGCTCAGCTGTTTCGGTGGCCACGGCAGCGTGATCTTCATTGCTTACCCCCAATCGCACGCGCCAGAAGCATCGACAGCACAGCGACGGCGACAAACGGCAGCGCCAGGATGATGCGAAGTGTTTTCATGGCTTGAACTCCATCACCGCCTTGATGGCCGCATCGCTGATCGTGTGTGCGCTTTGCTCTGTCCAGTGCGACGGGTAAAAGCCGTCCATGTCTTTCTTGAATTGCTCAATCAAGGCCATTTGCTTTTTTGTGTACGCTTGCTGCCCACTTGGTCGCATAGAGCATTCACGGCGCAATGATTCCTCAATAGATGTCTTTGCAATCATCATTGCCGCTGCCGCGGGTGCAGTCGCTGGCGTCACATCGTATTCAAAGCGACGGCATCCATCCTTGTGCGCATAGGTCAATCGAAACGTACCAGCCGTCATGCTATCGGTGCTGCTGTCTTCGTGCCAGCGTGCAGATACCGGCACATATTTGCGGCCAACTTTTTTGTAAATCGCCTCTGTTGGTTTTTCGCTCATTTAGCTGCCTCGTATGGATTTGTGCTGACAAAGATTGATTTGCTTGATGCTTCGCTGATGCCTTCTTCAATATTCATTTCAGGCAATCTGGCGGCATATCTACCCGTCATATATTCCGCATATTCCGGCTGCGGTGGCGTGTTGGGTTTTCCGTTTTTCATGGTCATGATGTGATCTATTAGTTGTTGACGGGTTAGCACGCAGTATGTCCGATGAGTACTTCTGGCACGATGTTCTCAATGGCTGTAAATGCAATGGCAGTCTTGCCGCCCACTTGACCTCCGCTGTAGACGATCCTGGCAAGCTCAATATTTCCCACTACTGCAGGTTTTGGTGGCTTTAGCCCGATCTTCCGAAAGTCGTCATCAGAGCCCCTATCACCCATCAATCGGCGTTGATATTCGAACTTTCCGCGCCCAGTGTAGGCTTTGTGAGATTGGCAAAAACGGTGCTGCAAATAGCTAAGTTCTGCTATGTCTGAGCGACATGTTTTTACCCACCCGCCACAGTCCTCAATCGCCGCATGAATGGCTGGATCATCAAAAACAACATCAGAGTAAGCGCCTACGCTTGAAAGTGCTTCTAAGACCTTTCCCCATGCCAACATTGCACGATCTGTCGTTGTTCCAGATAGAACCCGCACCATATCGGCCACCTTAGGGGCGTAAACACCCCGTTCTGCGTCCGTAGCGTGTGCGGTAAGGGCTTTGCCTACCTCTTCCATTTCAAACGACTGGCAGGCCGTCCACCAAACGTTCAAAGTGAAATCTGAAGCGTCTTTCGAGTAGTACGCGAGAACGTCCGTTACCATCTTTCCGAATGCTTGTTTGTCGGATTGGTTCATGAGTCCGCCCACTTCCGTGCAATAGCTGCATTGCTGGCTTCTAGGGACTCCTGTTTGTTCAGGGGTTTGGCGGCTGGATTTTGTGCGTCAGGCTGAACACCATCCTCCCAGCGTCGGTTATTCAGGTAGACCTCTGGAGCCTCGATAAAACCACCCTGCCATTTCTGCGTACATTTTTTAATCGCGATGTCGGCAATGATTTCATCCTTTTTTTCATCAAGGGAATTTGCCGCCCATTTGTCGGAGCATTTCGATCGATCTTGCTTGCGTTCGTTTTTCGGCCAAGCATCCCAAAACTCATCAAACCCCGTAAGTATTCCTTCCTTTCCCTTCCCTTCCCTTCCCTTCCCTTCCTTCCTTCCTTCCGCTTTCACGCGTGCACACGCCACTTTCACGCGTGCCGGAATAGTGCTCTGTGCTTCGCGATTGTTGATTACTTGGTGTTCTTCAAAGGTTGGAATCTCCGCATAAGTCTTTCCTTCGGCCTCGTAGATTACGATTAATCCGGCATCAGAAAGCTCTTTCCCCATCGCCAATATGTCGCATGAATCTGCTGGAAAGTAGCGAAGTTTGAATGTTCCAGGCTTCCACTCAAGCCGTCCTACTCGGTCACTTTCACACCACAGTGACACGTAAAAGAGGCGTGAAAGTGGCGTCAAAGATGTGATGTCTTCTGATGAGAAGAATTCAGGTTTAATGCATCTAATCCTAGCCATTACGTTTGTCCTTGCTTTGTATTCATCTTGATCATGGTTCCTTGGAAAACTGGCGTAGGCGGAACATCCAAGTTGTAAAGGAATCCCTTCTTGTAGCCATAAACCGTCCCAAAGAAAAAGATCAACTTTGATTCAGCCTCGTATGCCTCGGCTTCCGTCAAATCTGTGAAAATGATTTTCACGATGTCATCTTTGGCCCATCGCTTAGTTAATTTTTCAAGCATCTTCCCGTGGCCCTGGTTGCGCTTCAAATCGAACGCGCGATCACCGCAACCCTTCCCGACATAGAACGGGCGACCGCCATAAACGCCACCAGCCGCGTCAGCAAGGCGCATTACTGGACCTTCCGGGTTCAGGTGGGCGTAAACATAGAATTTACGTTCAGGGCTGTAGGCTCGACTCGAAAACAAATGCGCCCAATTCTGTTTCATGAGTGCCGGGAGATATTGCCCTGCAACATTCATGTTTTTACTGCCATGGCTTAGAGGAAGAAAGTAGCTGGCGGAATTGATAGCCACTATTTCCTCGTTTTCCAATTGGTCGATATTGGCGGCGATGTTGTCGCAATCTGCGAATCTAGTGCGCCTATATGTCTTGTATTCCGCATCTTTCTTGAACTTCAGAGCAATTTTTGCACTTGCAATCAAGTCTTCGAGATGCGAAACCGGGAGCATTTTTAACTGCTCAATATCCATTGAATCCCCTTTGAAGACCAGACTCAGGTAAGAATTCCGAGCCGGGTCAATCGTTGCGATTTAGTATCGGTCTGAATCTGGTCATCAAAAGGGAGACTGCTTTCAAACCGGCTTTTCCGCTTCTTACGGCGTAGTTACATTTTACGACAATCCATCCATCATTCCTGACAAAATATACAAACTCACCCGACATACAACAACTATTTTTTGCTTTAGTGAATTTGCTCATGGCAAAAAAATACCCGCACTAGGCGGGCTTTGTGATTGGGTTGGGATGGCGCTAAAACAGACTTAATTGCTCACTGCGCACGACTTGGCTGGGCTTGATGCGTACTCGCTTGGCTGGGGTGTTGTGCGATGGTTTTCCGGTCCTGGGTTCTTCAATCATGGGGATTCTAAGCTTTCCAGCGCACACCGGACCGACGGGCATCCCAGCGAAGAAAGCTGCCGCCCGCAAAATGAATCTTGAGCAGCGGCCGCACTTCACGCTACGTGTCCCCAAGTGTCGTATTGCACTACCCGTGTGATCGAGTTGACGTGCACTCCATATTGCTTTGCAAGCGCTGCATTGCTTAAATTGTCGCGTATATGCTGCAGCAAGGCTTCACGCTGACGTGTCGCCGAACGGATAGATACCACGTCAATGTCGAGCAGCTTGCTATGCGGCAAGTCCTGCCCTCGCAGGGCCAGTTCTCGCGCACGCAGCTTCCACTCGCGGCGATCCATAATCCCCGGGCGACGCTGGCGTCCGATGACGTGGCGGGCGTAGTGGGTGATGGCCATCAGACGATCTCGGATTCTTGATCTGTGAACAATCCTTCTTGCATCTTCTCGGCATCTTCAATGTTCTGGCAAGCTAATTCCCAGTAAGCCGGTTTCAATTCCATGCCGATGAACTTTCGGCCCATACGTACAGCGCAATAGCCTTCGCTTCCAATGCCTGTGAACGGCGAAAAAATCACATCGCCTTTATTAGTCCAAAGATGGATGCAGCGCTCGATGACGTCCAGCTGGAGAGGGCACATGTGTTTTTCGTCGTTATCATCGCGCGCCGGTAATTTGTTCAATGTCCGGCTCTGGTTGATGTCGGTCCAAATCGGGCTGGCATATTTCTGCCACATCATCACCGGTAGGTCGTCGCCATGGGTGACGCGAGTTTCACAATCGCCCGGCTTGCGCATGGTTACTACGTAATCAGGCAGACCCATTCGGCTCATGGTGCTGTTCTCGCGGATGGTCTTGTGCAGCAAGCCAAGTGCTTTGGTGCGCTGCATCGCCACTACCGGGTCTTTCCAGATCGCAACTTCTGAATGGTAAATGAATCCTGCATCCTGAAATGCGCGGATCAGGTCGCCACGGAAATCTCGCAGGCCGATGAATCCTTGGCGCATCTTGGTTGTCGGCAGATTCATGCAATGGAATGAGACATTTCGGCCTGGCTTCAAGGTGCGGAATAACTCTGTGATCAGGAATCTCAATTGCGCGACAAACTCGCCATCGTTTTTGCAGTTACCCATGTCGTGGTCGCTGTTGGAATAAACGAATAAATCAGCGAACGGAGGAGAAAATACCGAATAGTCAATGCTGTTGTCTGGTAGATTTCTGGAGTGCTTCACGCAATCACCCAGATAAACCGTGAAGTTTTCTGACTTGTAAACGTCCTCTCTGTATTCGTCAACAATGTTCTCTTGTCCGGCCAGTTCGTTGTTCATAATGTCTTTCATGTGCTCAATCATGTTGGCGCTCATTTCGTTGTGGTTGACTTCTTTGCGTTTGATATTGGCCAGAATCTGGCCTTCGTTTTCAGCGGTGAAAATATGCACATGCACATTACGCTTTTGGCCGAACCGGTAGCAGCGGCGCACGGATTGGTAGAACTTCTCGAAAGAGTCATCAAGTCCGACAAAGGCCATGCGGGCACAGTGTTGCCAGTTCATTCCATAGCCGCATATTTTTGGTTTACTGGCCAGAACGCGAAGATTTCCGTGCGTGAATGCCGTCATGTTTTTGGTCTTAGATTCAGCCGAATCGGAGCCCTGAACATTGACAGAACCCGTGATAAGTGACTCAATCAGGTCAGCCTCATCATTTAGATGGCACCAGATTAGCCACGGCTCATCTGGTTCTGCATTGACGATATCGGCCAGCGCTTTGCATCGGGCTTCAATGCTGTCACGCTGTGCCTTGCGGCGCTCCAACATGGTCTGCGCTGGGCGTGCAAACAACTCGTCGCCAAGTTGATCTGTTTCAACCACATGTTCGTGGTAGACCATGGGCGGCAATTCGTAGCGCGAGCCGTCAAATCCGATATCGGACGGATTGCGCAGCACGACCGACCATGAACCCATCCAAGACCAGAACATGGATGCGCCCCACCCCTTAAGTCTCCAAGTCCCCGTATCGCCGGTATCGTTGACAAAGTATGTCGCCAGCATTTCTGTTCGTGTCATGACGCCCAAAAACTCGCATTGATTGCCGAGTTCTTCAAAGTCGTTCGGGCTTGGAGTGGCCGTGCAGCTGAGCCGATACGGGACGCGCTGGCTCGCTTCAATGATGGCCGTTCGGGTCTTTCCATTATGCGATTTGAGTATGGATGATTCATCTAGGACGATTCCATGCAGCTCCTCAAAGTCGATCACGTCCATTCGCTCGTAGTTGGTGATCCATATCCCTGGCGCATCGGGTGCTTGACCGTGTGGCACGCGCTTTACTTCAATGCCGAAGGTGGACCCCTGCTCAATGGTTTGCTCAGATACCGCCAGAGGGGCCAGAATCAAAACAATACCTCCCGTGTGAGAAACTACCTCATCAGCCCATGCAAGCTGCATCAAAGTCTTGCCGAGACCTGTATCGGCAAATATCGCGGCACGGCCACGTCGAACGGCCCACGACACAATCGCATGCTGAAAATCGAATAGGTTTTCGTTCAGGTCTCCGGGTGCATGGCCGGTAGCTACTTCAGAGCGTCGTTTTCCTCTTACGAATTCTGCATAAGGGTCTAAAATCATTTCAGTCATTTTCAAAAATCCTCTTTTGTGATTTATAGAAGCCCGCATCAGGTAACGCTGCTGCGGGTTTTGTTTTATGCGGTCCTGAACCGCTGCGATGCAGTCGCCACAGGCTTAGCGGGTACTGGCTTAGGTGCAAAGTTATGCGAGTGGCCCTTACGGAAAGCGAGCAATGCGGCTGTGCGTTCTGCGGGTGAGAGTGGGTGTGTCATGGCTTTACTCCGATTCCGTGGAATTTTTCGGAAGATTTAACGCCGAGCTCAAAGGCATCAAGAAGTCTGACGCTATGCGCTAGACCTAGTGCTGTTGCGTAATTTTCAATGTTACTGATCGGCATCGGCACATGATGCACTGCCACTTGCTGCGCCTTCAAATAAGACTCCGAAAGCTCATCGTAGCTTTTTTCGTAGACTGCAATTTCATCTGCATCAGCAGCCAGCATGTCAGCCGACTTCAGCACCATTTGCTTTTCATTTCCCTCGATACACTTGAAAGAAGCGTGTTCACGCAGGCACTCAATCGGCGCCTCACGCTCAGCCGACAGGGGTTGCTTGGCTGGTGCAGGGCGCGTGAATAAATCTACATTCAACCCTCCGACGCCGCCATGCCAGTTTTTGCAGGCCATGCCACTTGGCGTTGATCTTTTCCATTCGCCGCATTTAGAACACTTGCACCCAATTGCATCTGGTGCCACGCTCTGCGCTTCTTCGCGGGCGATGGCTTCATATAAAACTTTGATAGCATCACTCTGCATTGAGTAGTTACGAATAGTGTCATCGTAATTACTGTTGTCCAGTGCATCTATAGCCTGCTTCATCGCTTCGATTGTTGATTTCATTTGCTTTCCATTTTTTTGTGCTCACGGTGAATGAATTTCACAAGCCAAGCTCGACCATGCCAATTAAGAAGTGATCTGAGCATTGCCCAGTCACTAGGAATGAGTCGGATTGAACCTGGAATGGATGGGGGTGGTTTAGGTTTTTTAAGCATGATGCATGGTAGCACAAAAATAAATTTGCGTAATACATAAAAATGCTCATTGATTGATAAAAACGTGGTACATTTATTCCCATGCACTGAACGACTTATCCAGTAAGTGCAGGACCGCTAGGACTCCAGCAACCCCAAAGCTGTGACGAGTGCGATATGGGTTAGGACGACATTGAGCCGACGCGCATTGACGCGAAACCATGTCAGAGGCTTGGAAACAGGCATAACCCCCTCGTGATGGGGTCGCCATTCGCAAGAGTGGCAAAACCAGAGCATTTAATGAGTGCTGCGGTTTTTAACCAAGGATAAGCATGAAGATTGAAAAAAACATACCTATTCCAGCAAAAAACACAGGCGTGAATGCGTATCCGCTTAAATCAATGGATATTGGGGATAGCTTCATTTTGCCAGCCATCAAATCAGAAATTTCAAAAGTAAGAAGTAGCGTAATGGCATCCATTCGGTATTGCAGGCTGCAAACAGGCATGGGCTTTGTTTGCCGGTCTGTTGATGGCGGCTTGCGGGTCTGGCGTACTGAGTAGCATTTAAAGCCATGACCCATGCGTCACAAGCTGGCGCATCAAGACGGCTTCGCAAGAGGCCGGTCACAAATGTGCACAGACAGCAATAAGCGCCTTAGCAGGCCGCAGCCGTACCGCTGATCGCAGCGTGTTCAAAACAAGGTCTGTCAGTGTGCATTTGTGATTTTTAAGGAGTGAACATGGAAGAAACAAAATCAGCGCCGATACAGATCAAGCATCGATGGACTGGCGATTTGTTGTACGAGGGTTTATCGGGGATGACGATGCGGGAGACGCTGGAGTCATCCACCAAGAGCGGTGCCGACCTGAGCGGTGCCGACCTGAGCGGTGCCGACCTGAGCGGTGCCGACCTGAGCGGTGCCGACCTGAGCGGTGCCGACCTGAGCGGTGCCAACCTGAGCGGTGCCAACCTGAGCGGTGCCAACCTGAGCGGTGCCAACCTGAGCGGTGCCAACCTGAGCGGTGCCGACCTGAGCGATGCCGACCTGAGCGGTGCCAACCTGAGCGATGCCGACCTGAGCGGTGTAATTACAAATTATCTTACAAATAATTTTCATATCGAATGCCCAGAAGAAGGAGAATTTATTGCATATAAAAAAGCGGGTCAGAAAATAATTACATTGAAAATACACGCTGATTCTTTACGAAGTTCAGCAACTACAAAAAAATGCAGGTGCAATAAAGCTACTGTAATTGATATTGAAGGATCAAATCCTGTTAATTCTGATTACGATTGTTCATTCATTTATGAAATAGGCAAAACATTAGAAGTGCCTGATTTTGACCTGAACCGATGGAATGAATGTTCAGCCGGAATACATTTTTTTATGAACAAAGAAAACGCTAAAACATACAGATAACCATGAAACTGAAACCAAACCTAATAAAACTAACAGAACGACAACACGCAATTCTGAGCGACAAACCAAACGCCTCGGCTTATGTACGTGGGCTGATTGACAGGGATAATGCAACTGAAGACCGTGTAACGCGGTTCGGTATGGCGCTGCAAGTTATCATGAAAGGTAACAAGAGCGAAGAACCATCAGTTACAATAGCTAACCTTACGTGGATGCTCGCCAAACAGGTATCCGGCGAAGATCAGTTAAACAATATTATGGAAAGGGGGGCGAAATGAGCAAGAGAACAGGGAATGAACAGGCATGAGCAAAAGCCGC